TACCCACTCAATCACACATCTATCTTGATCTTGATTAAGCATTCGTTGGTGAAGTCTTTCAGCAATGGCTGACTCAACTTCGCAACGGCAACAAGGTCATTGTTGTCATTATACAAACCAACGGTGGTAATATACACCTTTGGATTGGTGTAAAAATCAGTAAATCTTAATTTTCCAATATCCTGAGAATTTGATGGATTATCGTTCTCGGAAATTACAAATGTAGGATTGTTACTATAGTTGTATTCCTGATTTTTCACTCGCACAAAGAAATGTCGAGCGGGTACATATTCCGTCACCCTCGCCTTCATACTTCCAAACGGTGCGCCCAGCTGTATAGCTTTGAAAAGCAGTGAATTCATTCTTGCAAATTGAGCACCCCATTCATTTGTTGAACTGTTCCAATATAATGAATAGCCATCAACTTTTCCGATGAGTTCATGGACCTTACTTGGATTCAAGATGATAATACCGAGATCTGGATACATCAGTCCAATGCCCTGATAATTTCTTGTTTGGGCGGCACCTGCACTAAGTGTACCGACTATAAGATTATATCTCTTACCGCCACTTTGAACACCTGTGTCTGGATTGTCACGAGAATCATCAATTACTGTAATTCTTGTGGCAACACCACCTACACCAGATCCACTTAATGTCATTTCAAATTGACCCGGATCCAAACGATCCTTGTACTTTGCATTTCTAAATGAGATGGCGTAAATATCATCTGATTCAACACCAGAACCTGAAACTGATGATGTCACGAATGTGAACCTTGAATCACCGGGTGCCAACAATAAGTTTCTGTATTGATTGTAAATTGCCTTGGTTGGAAATATCAAACTTCCTTGTGAAGAACCTGTGTCAAAGGCAGAAGATCCAGAACCAGCATAATGACCGTAAGAAATTGAGAAATAAATATCTGAGTCAGCCGATCCTGTTGGATAGTCATACACATTGGTATAATACAATCCGTTCAGTGGTTCGTACACCGAAGAGGACTGTTGAGTTTGACGACTGCTGGTGTAAAAAGAATCCCAACTGGAAGTACCGTCGCTCCATAGTCCAGTAGAAACTGGCTGTGTTCTTCCTGCCACTATATCGGTTGTATCAAATTGATTGAAAATCATGGCGTTAAATTATTAAGACGTTGATGAACCTTTTACTGTCACCGTCACTGGGATCGTGACTGATCCACCACTTTCATTACCTATCACAGTAAGATTTGTTGATAGCGTTTGTGTTAGTGATGAATTTGGAACAAAACGGAAACGTAGACCCAAGCTGACTTGCGCAGTGGTAGACGATACGTCGCCAATGAATGTTGGAATTGTTGCGTTGGTGACGTTTTGTAGTTGTTCTCCGATTATTGTTCCGGCAGACTTGTTTGCCAAAATTGCTGTATATCCAAGTGTTGTATTGTATACTGGATTTGTCGAAGGAACAATAACAACTTCTCCCTTGTAATCCTTGTCCACATAAATTGCACTTTGGCCAAGAGAGATGATAGGAATAGATGTTTGACCAGAAGGCAGTGTCACTAATTTATATTTGAGCAATTGTGTTTCATCCGTGAAAGCTTCAAATACTGGCGTATTGCGGATTGCCAAGTCATAATAGGCAGAACCCTGTGGGTGGTTTGGTTGATACAAACGATAGTCAATCTCGTCGTCGGCCAAAGCATATGACGTAATATTTAAACCGCCATTTGCCGCGAGTAGTTCTCTACCCTTCTTTGTCAGCACCGCATCCACGGTAATAATCTCATTATTGATATACGCCATATAGTGTTACTTTCTCAATAAATATATATCTAAATACTTTTTTTACTATTTTTAGACCGTTTTTGTTTCGATTGGATCAGTATTGTCCAATAGCCCAGTAGTTGGATCTACCGTAGTTTTTTTATTCTGGCTTCCTTTTTTCCATTTAAACCGAGTGTTTGTGTTGTCGTAGGAGTTTATTTCCTTCAGAGAGAACTGCTGATTGCTGTATTTGTAATGGTTGGAGAAATATCCATTAAGCAATATTGCGTTATATGGATAGTTTTGCATGCTATATGCTTTTCTGTAATCAAATGCAGATGCCAATGGTCCAAAGAATGGACCTTGTGTCAAATATCTGAAAGAATCAAATATAGAACTTCCATCGGTTGTATAGAATGTTGTGGAGAATTTTGTTAAGTTTATTGTGGCGGGAATAAATCCGTCTATGGTTCCATTGAAATACCAAGTTCCGCCTATGTTTGTAAATCCACCGCCGTATTGAAGTGGATATGCCGAAACATATGTGGCACGAATTCTTATGCCGGGACTCTGTATAATCCCTTCTCCAGACGATCCAATTATTTTTCCTGTGATGATACCGTCTATGGTGTGACTGGATGACACGTTGGTATAGTAATAACCGTTTCCACTTCCCGGATCAAAACTAATACTTCCGCTGAAGGTGGATGGTTGTATCAACGAGCAGTCAATGGTGTACTCCGTAAGCACAGGTAGCTTTGCCAAATTGATTTTTTGATACGACGATGTGACGGTCTGTACTGTTCCGTTTAAATTCACATTCTTCTCATAATCGTTCAATTCATTTTTTGGAAGATTGTACTTGTTGTGTATTTGATATTGCTTTTTGACTGTTAGTATGTCGGCGCGATAATAATCGCCGTTGTAGTATGTTATTCCATTATCGGAATAAACCGCAAATCCATATTGATCTGCGTCGGTTGGGAAGAACACCTGATTGACATCGTTCAATATAGATCTTCCCGCTGTTCTTACATCCAATGAATCTTCCAATTTTGGCGATTGAATAGCTTGTATGTTTCTTTTGGCGTCGATTGGCGCTTCCTTTTGTGGAATATTTTCCCTTACCAACGGCTTGAGTGCAATCTTTGGTCTTTCAAGGATAGAAGGCTCGACTAATATACCATCAACAAGCGTTGCTCTGGCTGGAACTATTGAACGAATATATTTGAACATCGCCTTGTCGAAATAGAATCGAACAATGTTCATGAAGAACTGATAATCTATGTTGCCAAAACCTTGATCATAGAATATTTGTCTGAACTTTTCAAATCTTGTATACGATGATTCATATACAGTTGATGGGTCGCCAATCAGTTCACTGAGTGGATATTCACCAAAGAATTTTATGATTTCTGTGTTTTGAATCTCAGATGGCGAGAAGAATAGTCCCAAGCGATTTGAATCAACAGAAACAAGCTGGCTGGATTGTAGTGAAGATCTTTCGGTTGATGAAAGAGGAGATACAAGTTCCTGATCAACATAATTGATTTTGTTGCTTCTGAATTTGCTTGATCCATAATCTGGAAGTTTTACCGTTTGGCGAGTATCTTTCCTGCTGAACTGATATGGAAATCCCGCTATCATTGAAGGATCGCATTCTGTATTTTGAACTGCGGTAACAAGGTTTTCTGGGAAATTGAATGCGGTGAATGTCGGAAAGTCTTTTCTAAATGCAAGATTATTCAATGATGCACTGGTGCTTGCGTCGTGCAGATCAACCGGTCTTTCAAATGAAATTCTAACCAGATTTTCTGCTATCATCTTTTCTGGTGAATTGCCGTCATATGAACTTTGATGCAATGTGTGACTTTCGAATCTACCATCGTCCAAAGGCAATTCCCACATCTTTATTTCATCAATGTTTCCAAAAAATGCTTCTGGATCAACATTAAGTGATGCGGTGTTTTGATTGTAGTTTCCTACATAAACAAATGAACCAGACCTAAATTGAGTGTTGTAGCTTCCGCTTAAGTATTGGCTGGCAGTTGCTTCAAATGTTATTCTGGCATCTTCTGCTCGCTGCGCGATGATGTCATACTTTATAGGATATTGATCAACTTGACTTTCCGTGAATCCATACAATGAATAATTGACCGTGGCATCATTGCGACGAACCATTGCATGATATGTGTTTCCATCAAAGAACGGAGCTTTGTCCGTCATTATGGTCTTAACATTTCCACCGCCATTATCTATGCTAAAAAACAATCTTCCCCAATCCTTACCCTTGTCCCTGTATACGCCAACCACCCAACTATTTGGGCAGTTCACAAGTCTGAATACATTTCCAGCTGTGCTCGTGTTGGTTGGATCAAATGTGAAATTAAGTTCAAGTGTTTGTGCGCTACCTGTCCAATTGAACTTGAAATATTCTCCACTTCCACTGAAGTATGGCTCGTATTTTACTTCATCCAACACATATAATGTGGTGTCTTGAAGATTGTGAGCATCTTGTATTCCACCATATTCCTTGAGCTTGATGATGTTCTTTGGAATGCCGAAGCATGACAATAGTGATGAGAGTGAAGCTTCTGTTCCCTTTGTCTTGTATATGTAAGGAAGTGTGTTGAGTATTCTCTTCCATATTATCTGGTTTCTCTGCTTTTCTGATATTGATCTGGACAATTCATAAAGGCTGCTATCCATATCAAAATCATTCTGCGAAAAATTGGAAAGAAGCAATGGAAGATTTTCCTTTGAAATTTCAGCGTCCCAACCCAAAGACGATAGCATATCTTCCACGATATCAACTGATATTCCATAGTTTGGACTGCTGGAATAATTATTCTTTTCTGTGATCTGTTTAATCAACAACGAAATGTTGTCGAAAAAATGACCAATCATTCCCACAAACAGAATATAATCCTGATTTTGCTCCGCATCCTCCACTATAAACTGAGGAAGATTATTGATCAAAGAATTTCCGTTATTACGATCAAACAGTGAAGCCGAAGCATCATGATCTGTGTACCACGCTGGGTTGTTATATAGGAATTTTTCATAACCATCCATTGACGTTTCCAATGTGTCTATTTCATTGTTGGCGTCGGTCTTTTCCTTGATATAAAATTGATCATTTGGATTTTCATCTATCTTCTGCTGCAACTCGGCTATGTTTGCATATAAGTCGTCAATCTTTGAATTCTTTACAGCAAAAGCATCAACTCTTAATTTAGCAGAAGAAAAGTTTATGAAATTTTCAAAACTTCTATAGTTGGTGTTGTCAACTATGGTCTGCGACGGAGCAAGAATTTTTGAAAGCATTTCATTATATGCACTGCCTGTTTGGGCAATCAATTGCTCCATTGAAAGTGCCTCGGTTGAATTTCCCTGACTTTCGATTCTTACCAAGAAATTTGGTCCGCGCAAAGGTATGGTCTGTATTACATTTGAAGTAAAGTAATATAGGTTTTGAACAATTGGTAGGAAACCAAAGTTGTTTGTTATCCAAGCATCATCTCCGACCTTTACATCGGGTGGAATTGGTGCCGATAATTTTAGCGCCAACTTATTGTGGAATTTTGGATCGGTTGATGGAATTATCTTTCTGCTTAAAATGGAAACTTCTCCACCACCAAAATTCAATACATTTTTGAAGTATCCAAACAAATCGACCTCGGTCTTGACCTGAATTCCATACATGCTTGGATAAAAGATGGAATTGTAGTATATGACCTGTAGGAAATCTATGATCTTATCATATTCCTGCGGCTTGGAATTTGTTATTCTGTTCAACTCCTGATCAACAATAAACTTGAATAGACTGTAATAATAGTCACGTATGTCTTGGAATGTGACACCCGTTTCATAATTGCTATACAACCAATTTTTGAACTGGTCGTAAATACCAAGAATATCATTGACGGCTACTTGACCATTGCTACGAAGATTTCCTTTTCTTACGCCATAATAAACATCGGTGATGAATGATATCACATCCAAATCAGAACTGGACTCTTGTGCTCTATTGGTGAAGCCGTAATAGAATTTTAGCAATTCAGCGCCATTTGAATCTTGCTTTTTAGCGGCGTAATATATTGTGTATATTTCTGGGGATGCTATTGAATTCAGAAGTCTCTCGCATACTTCTTTGACTTGAACTTGTTCATTGGAGAAAATATCAAACTCGGTGTTGATAGTGTCATTAATCCCCGCTAGATTTTTTGGAATTAGTGCAATTTCATCTCTGCTGTTAGAGATTGTGTCGATCAATAATTTATCAGTTGGAGATTCAGATCCAACAACGTTTCTTAAAAGTTCTATGGTAACTTTGTAGTTTCCATCCGAAACATTCAAATTACGCATTGCAGTCGATACATCAAAGAAGAGAGAACTGGTCTCGGATACAAATATAGGAGCATTTGAATTGAACTTCTTATATTCGTATGTGATATAGTTGTTTCTTACATCATAGAACGATTGAGTGTAATCCTTGTATGTTCCGTTGAAATATACAAACGACGATGTGACTGGTGTATCATCAAAATTATAAACAGAGAATTTGACATAATCATTGTCACTTTCTCCAAATGGAAAATTGTGGAATCGTATATCTTCTGTGTAAAATGACAGATCTTCCTTTGTAAACACAGACCCAAACCCAAGAGAGGATGTTGATGAAGATATGTACTTTATATCCGTTAGATTCATAGTTCAGTAAATTGCACAGAGTTTTTTGTTTCTACTTTGGCAGGAACATACACCGCGTTTTCCAATGGAATGGTTATGGCGGATGAATACAACTTTCCTTTTGTATTCTCAATCACAAGATTGCCATACTCGTCTATATTCGGAATGATTGAACCACTCTGATATAGCTTTTGTATGTCATCTTGATTGTATCCTGATAGATATGGATTTGCGTTCATCTAGAAACTTTGAATGCAGTTGGAACTGGGAAGGTCAAAACAGACCCGCTTTGTTCAGTACGAATTTCCACTTTGAAATATCTTTCCATTGGAAGTCCGCTGGTATCCAACATGAAATAATTTCCACTACCGTCAAAACTTAGTCTTGTATAATCGTCGTATGGGATGATTGTTTCTTCGCTTTCTGCGTCCTTGATTTGATAATAGCTTGATGATGGTAGATAGTATGGGAACAGATAATCGGATGCTTTGTTGGTGAATGTTTTTACTGGATAACGCTTTCTTGCCGTCACATCCATTCTTACAATGGATCCAAACTTGTATTCCGCCGACATATTTTTCATGTTCACAACACAGTCTTTTATCTGAATTGGATCTGTGCTTCCTGTAATAAACACAGAATTATGCCAAGACATATCCAAATATGGAGAATGTACTGTGTTGGTTTCTTTGCTGAAGAATTTCAATGATCCATAATCAATAGAACTTGATTCATCGCCGTGCATCAAAATCAATCCATTATTGACCAATGATCCACTCAACCAAGCATACACCATGTTGGAAATATCCATTCTGACATCTCCACTCTCATAATCAAAAGTTTGTCCAGCGCCATATGATCCTGTTGTTGGGACGGTGCTTGATGTAAAATACCAATTCTCATATGATGGTTGAACATAGCCAGAGCCACTGCCAACAACTCCAACAACAGAACCGCTGACTAAACTTGAAGTTACCCACCAATTTCCACCACCCGTGCAATCAACCAATGATCCACTTACCCACTTTTCAATATATCCGTCAGAGAATTTCCATGTGACACCATCAGCTGTTGCCGTTCCATCATACTTGTATCCCGTTCCCATTATCCATGATTGAGATATTGGATATGCCGCCAATGAATATTTAGTAGGAACTTCTATACTTTCACATATTTTTAGATTGAGATAAAACCTTGGATTTACTGGCTTATTTGGATCGCTTGATGCCAATGATGCTGAAATCGTTGACAAATCAAAATGAAGAAGTGCTCTTGATAACACTGCACCAGCCGATGGAGAGTTCTTGTACACATACGAACTTGATACAACTCTTGGATCCGTTGATCCAGAATTATAAGATGCGGACATTGAACCACTGAGAAGTTCAATACTTGAACTGGTGTATCCAACTTCGATGATATATGAACCCAAGCTGGCACAACTGTTGTACGAAATTCTCTTTTCAACTTCCAAAATTTCATCCAACCCAGTATTCTTGGTAATATATGCAGGGTCGTTACTTATGTATGCGTCTTTGCTTGGATATGAAAAATAGTGCATAGTGTTAATTATCAACTTACGCGGCCTACTATGTCCTTTGATGGGAATTTCACCTCAAACACACTAGGATCTATGGAAGGATATACCACCTTGTCAAGTGTGGCTTTTTCGATGTTATATTCGTATGGAGAATAATCACCATCGCGCAATGTAAGATTCTTGATCTTCAATGAAGATACGGACTGAACTCCATCAACTTTCGCAATTTCCAATTCAAGTCTGCTTAAATTGATTGGCTGAGAAAACTGAACATTGTTGATATCAAAGAATTTCTGCACAAGTGATATGCAGTTTGCCAATACTTCTCTCTTGTTGTAGTTCTTGTATGCTATGATAGTAAAGTCCACGCCGATATTAATGATATATCCATCAAGAAGATTGACGCTGTCTGTAAGCATGCGATACTGGTTCAAATAGTTCTTGAGATTTTGACGAATCGCCTCATTGGTTGTTATCAAGTTCTGATTTGTATTGTATCCAAGCAAATAAAGATTTATGGCAAATGTATTTGAAGCCTGTAATGTTTTGTTGTTTGTGGCAGATGGAGAAAGCGAACTTGTTACACTGGACTCTGGCTGTGTTTGGATATTTTGCGGATTTAATTGCGCATCTGATACTGCCCATGCTTTTGCAACCGATCCGAACTTTGAAGGCATTGCATATGCTCTAATAACATAATCTTTTTGTGTCACTGCTCTGCCCTGTGCCGCCACACTGGCAAGAGCATTGTTTCTTATTTCATCATTTGTTTCAGAATTACGACCGCCTGTGGCTGGAGATGGATTGTTCACCTTTATGGACTTTCTAACCAACGTGGTCAAATTCTGTTCAAACACAGGAAGCTCTGTTATATCACCAAAAAAATCAACTGCCGTGACATTCTTTATGGAATTTGCATTAACGTTGCTGGTAATTCCTCCACCAGTAACATAACGAACTGTCAATGATGTGTTGGATGGAGCTTGGCCAAATGCTCTTGATGAAAGAAAGTTTGATGGATCATATGTCGCCGTTTCATTTTTGAATGTTGATACTTTTCCAACTGTATAAACATTTGGAATAATAATTTCATCATCAGAAACATTTGTACCTGAACCAAATTCCAAAAATGTTGTGTTGTCCGCACTTACTCCTGTCACAAATCTTTTTGGCGTTCTTAAATATTTTAGTAGAAATGGAACAGTATCACGATATGTTGACAACGCAGAGTCATTCTTGAATATATTCTCACTTTCAATAGGAACAAGATCTTGTGCAAGATAATCTGTTTCATACCATCTATTGCCGTCAGAGTCATATACATCCATTACTTCAATAACGTTTGTATCCGAAAGATTTACTTTGAAAAATGGAACAGGAGATGAAACTGAAATTGTGGCCGTTGATATTTGACCAGAAAATGCACTTACTGTCTTTTTCAACACATAAAATTCAGGCTGGCCGGCAGCATTTCTTTGATAAACTGATATTTCCAATGGATCATTTTTTGTGTCAACGGTGAAATCAACAGGTACGCTGGTAAGAAATGGTACACCAGAGTCGCTGCTACACGCCATGCCCGGCTTAATGATCTGAGCATATTTCATATCTGGAGATATGGTACCGTCTTCATTAATTTTTGAAGGAACAAGCTGATACACATCCAACGTTGTGAAACTTGGTGTAGAAGGCTTTGTCTTATACCCAATCGATCTTGCTGCATCAATGATATTTTGACGTTCTTCGGCATTTACTAACATTGATTCCTTGAACTGATAATCAATATAATATGAAAGCACATCACAACATATGCCGCCATTTCTATGAACATCATTCCTGTTGATGCATCACTGAAATCCTTGTATGTGTTTGGATAATATGTTTTGGTAAATTCAACCAAGCTGGCTTTTAGCTGTGAGAAATCCTTGTTAAGATATTTGACATCTTTTTTGCCCGGCTGAAATGATTTTGGTGTGTCTAATATCATACGTTGGTTGTGTTCATATCAACTTGCAATGTTTGTTCGTTTGTTATTCCGACAATAGGAACAGTATATACCACAGAAACATTTATTCTATGCTGCGAACTGTCGCTGGTTCTATCGACATCAACAGACTCAACATTCACATAGTTCATCCATCTTGATATATCTTTTCTGATGGTTGATTCTATTATTTGACCGATATTCTCAATGTTGTTTTCAAACAAAACATTCCATAGACCAGAACCAAACTCGGGATTCATTCTTCTTTCGCCCTTTTTTGTTCTTAGCAACAAGTTCAAATTGCTTTTGATTTGTTCTCCCACACTATAACTTTGGTTAAAATAGCCACTAGGCCCATGTGTTATGGGTAGGGTTATTCCATAAGGTTGTGCGGTTGATGTTGCCATTACGGTCTTTTAGATTTTGCTTTAGCGTCGATTGCCTTCAGTAGTTGAGAATAATCTCTGGTCATTGCAGATGCAACAGCGGCAACTTCCTTGTTTTCTGCCAATACTTGTTTTGGTAGACTTTTCAGTGCATCTATTGCAGATGGTGCCGCCGATGAATCTTCTTGTGGAACTCCTCCGACAGTCTCGTTTAGCACCTGATTGAAAATTGCATTTGTTGTGAAAATTTTTGGTGCTTGGACTGGTGCCCGTTTTGCAGTTCCTTCGAACGACGGGGTCGATGTTCGCCTTGGAAGAGCTTGTTGCTCTATTGGATTTTTTGTTTCCAATAAAGAATTGGAATTTTGCACCATTTTTTCGGCTAAAACTTCCATGAGAATTTGAGGAAGTGCATTATTGACTTCTTCCTTTACTAGAGTTCTTATAATTTCTACAAGTTCCTGCTTTTTCATATATATTATAAATATAATCGTGGTTGAATTTATTGTTATGTACCTCCACCAATCTTTGGTAAAGATATATTGGGGGCTGTTGGTAATTTTGATGTCAAAGATGTGCTTGACGGTAGTTTACTAGTCAATGATTCTGCATTTGGCAATTTACTAGTTAAACTTGAAGCATTTGGCAGTTTACTAGTAAGAGAAGCCGCATTTGGCAGTTTACTGGTCAACGATCCTACATTTGGTATTTTAGAAGCTAGCCCACTCACACCTGCGGTTGCTGCACCAATTGCTCCTGCGCCCGGTATTTTAGAAGCAAGTGATGATATACTTGGCATTCCTTTCGGCACACTGACAAGACTTCCCAGACTTCCAATTGTCTCGGATGAAAAGTTTGGTTTTTTAACCCCTGACAATATACCGTCAATACCTTTTGGTTTTGGAATATTAATTTTTGGTAAATCTACTTTTGGTAAATTTACTTTTGGTAGATCAACTTTTGGCAAACTTGGTAGATTCGGTTTTGGAAGACTTGGAGCATTTATTTTTGGAACATCTATTTTTGGTATATTTGGAACAGATGGTACCGACGGTACTGTCAAATTTGGCGCTGATATTTTTGGTATAGAAAAATCTTTCATATATCAATCCTCCGATAATGTACCACCATCGTATCCCGGTGCACCACCCCCACCAACCGTAAACACTCTTGTACTCATAAGAGTTGGCAATGAATCCCGAAGTTCAGTCAATTGCTGCTTCATGGTTTTCAATTGAGACGCATAATCTTTCATTTTACTTGCCCAAGACGGCATTGGAGGACTTTGCATATCTTTTCTGCTATCTATATTATGAACGTGCTGTGCATGCCAATTTTCGGCCTGATCTATGAGTAAATCTGTCTGGGCAATGATCCAATTGCATAATTGATACATCCAAAAAACGCTTGTTCTGCCCAAAAGAACTGGTTCATCTTCATCACCAAATGCACCAAGGTATATTTTTGGAGAATTTATAGTAGTTTGTGCGTTCGTCGTCATCACAATTTGCTTGTGCGCATCAATTGTGAACTCATCATCTGTCACCATTGCCAATCGTTTTTTTGAAAAGTGAAAAGTTTCATTGGCTTTTGATGAGAAAATTAAACGGTCGCTGTTTATCACAACTTGATCTCCATCTAATGTAGGATATTCGAAGCTAGTTGATCCTTCTGGGGAATAATTTGGCTGTTCCTCCTGTATACCCATTTGAAACATTATCTTTTTTGTCGCTTCAATGAAATTGGATATAGTTTTTCCACTTGTGACATGTATAGACGAGCCGTCGGAGTTTATATCTTCGGTTGTATATCCTTTGGCAGTTGATCCCTGATCTGTTGTTACTGGTGCTTGGCGATTTCTTATTAATATCATTGGATTACCGCCACCGTCGGAGTAATCATTCAACCCATTATCATTTTCTCTATTACCATCATACGCGCCAAATCTTATCGTTGAACCAAATCTTGATTCCAAGATAGTATCACCTTCATATCGTTTCAACATTCTAATCTTTGGATTGAATTTGAAATAATAGCCAAGTACACCTGTATAATTTGGTCCACCCGCATAATTCAACTGCGAAGCTGGACCTTCATATGGCTTTTCAGTATATTCATTTATATTCTCATCAACTTTTCCAACAACTCTTTCTGTTATGAAAGAAGCATTTGAATTTATTATGGAATTGAAATTTAATTTTCTGCTATAATAGAACTTGCCAAGATATATGCCAACAATGACTGTTTCGTTCATTAGCGGCCATTCTGTTATTCCCGTGCATTCTATTGGATATGCCCAATTAAGTTGTTCCTTTTTCTTATTTCTCTCAGAATTTAAGAATCTAAACTTGATACATCCAATCCTACCATAATCTTCAGTTCCCTGTTCAACTTCACTACCGTCCATATTAGGAGGCATAGCCCCTGCCATGACCGCATTATTTTTTACTAACGGGTGATTTTCATCCATTACCACATCCAATACCACAGCTTCTTCTAATTCATAGAAAAATGCACTGTCTGGCTTTCTTTCCAATACAAAGCGTTTTGACGCAAGCAAGTCGTCTTGTTTTACATTTAAGTCACTTCGACGCTCTGCATTTACATATGCCATTATGATCTTTCGTCGGATGGTTGTTGCATTTTTTGAACAGGCTTTGCTGCCTCTTCTATAACACTCATAAGTTGTTTCTTTTCATCATCGGTCAATATGCCACCGTTTGAATCCGATTCAGCACCTACTCTGTCTGCCATTAATCGTTGAACGATTGCTGCCAATTTAATCAATTGCTCGTCATTTCTTATACCCGCATCGAAATATTCCTTGAGCAGAGGAACTATTGTGACAGCATCGTTAACGGTTTTAATCATGTCTTTCAAATCTGTGATCAGTACATCCAATTGTTGCTTCTTTTCCTCCGAATTACCCACGATGTCCTTGCACAGAGAAGCAAAGCTTTTGCCCTTATATAATTCATACTCAGAAGTTTCCATACACTATAAATAGTCTGGATATATATGTTTTAGATAACAATGGTACCACGGTTCAAATATTCACTTTTTATATCTGATTGTGGCTTTGCCATACGATTGATTACTTTTGTAATATGCTGAGTTTGGCAATCTGCTATTTCGCGTATATACAAATATAGTGCTTTTTTATTGAAGACATCAATACGATCCGAGTTTCTAAATATTTCAATTACGGCGTTGGCAATTTTTAAATCTCGTTCTTTGGTAAAATGTTTACCTACATTTATATCCCAGTACTCTACCATCAAACGTATAAATTCACGAGTTTCGCTTTCTTGTTTCTCATGCTCGGGTTCAACAACAAACTCGCCAGACTCACCAACTTGTTCACAGATTTCTACATGTTTTTTGAAACGGCGATATGTCGTGTTATTGTCCAAAATAAACCAATGTTTTGCTACAATACTAAAATAGCTAAATGCTTTTCCTTTTCCCTTCTCATACTTGGCAATATTTGCCACCATATGCGATATAGCTTGCTTTTGAATTTCAATTGGACTTACATCGGCATAACTAAATTTGAATGTATTATAAACGTTCTCCGCAATCTTTGAAAATGCGGCCTGTATCTTATCATTATAAATACGATCTTTTTCCCTCGGATCATCAGTTTCATTATATGATACGATGGCATCCTCGGTATCTTTTGTGAAATACACATTTGAAGTTTTTTTAGGAGCGCCGTCACTTGTATCCTTGTTTTTTCTTCCCTTGGGTCTACCGCGTCGTCTTGTGAGCGGATCTTGTATTTGGGAAAAGTCAGTGGGAAGTGTGGCTATTTTAACAACCTTTTTCTCCTGTATATTTTTTATTTTCTTGATCGGCTTTGATTTTTTTGCCGATTTTTTTGCCGATCTAATATTTTTTTTGCGTTTCTTCATATGTTATTTGATTCGCTCGTTGAATTCTTTTGATATTCTTACCAACTCCGTGAATACAAATCCAACGTCGTCATCTTTTTCAAACAAATTTTTATCATCCACCGCCTTCATTCTTGTATACACATCGTCAACTTCACTTCTAAAAAAATCGAGCCATTCTTCATATGTCTCTATTTTCTTAATCATGTTATAGCATGCATATCCAAGCGCACAAGCTGCGATGAAGAATATAACCATTAACGTCCATAATATCCACATAATTTTATTCCTCGTCTACTTGATCATCGTCGGTATTTTCTTCATTTTCATATCCCAATTCTTCATTGAGAATAGCTAATGCATCTTCTACATTTGGCCAACTACGATATTCAAGAGCATACTCCAACATCTGTTTGATTTCTTCAAGATTATCAGTATTGATATTCATTTTTTTATTTTATAGTATTTTCCATCCGTCACTCAAAAGCTCTTCGGCTTTCTTGTATTTTATATATTGTGTTTCTCCATTTTTTTCCACCATTACCTTATCATTTCTTCCATATTTTACTTTCTTTTCTGATGGAGGATTATATCTTATACCATCATCGGTCATAAGAATACCGTTTAGATGATCAATTTCGTGTTGAACACATACTGCTTCTAGTATTCCATAATCACTTCTTACTGATTCTTGGGTAATTGGCTCTGTTTCTGGACCAAATGGGATTGGATTCGCGTGATTTAATGTTGATACTGTAACTTTTGTGGAGCGAACTGTGTTTGTGAGTTTTCCGGGCAAACTCAAACAGCCTTCGGTGAATACA